GTGTCGCCCTTGGGCCCCTGCGGGCCGGTTTCTCCCTTTTCTCCCGCCGGAATGCCGTATTCAAAATGCTTCACGCCGCTTTTCTCCGTCAGGCTGACCGTCGCCTGCGTGCCCGGCTGAAGCGTTACGGCGCTCGCCGTCGCCCCCTGCCATGTGTCCTGCACGCTCTTTCCCGTTTCCCGGGCTTCCTGCGCCGCGCTCTGTGCGTCCCCGGCCGCCTCCTGCGCCTCCCCGGCCGCCTCTTTGGCCTCAGCCGCCGCGGCGTTTGCGCCGGATATCGCCGTGCTGACGCCCGAAAGCGTCAGGTTCACCTCCTGCACCAGCGCATCCCATGCATTTTCCTGATCCGGCGTCACGGTGTCGCCCGGCGCCGGCCTTGCGATCGGCCGGAATACCGCCTCGTACATCGTCTTCGCCCGGCTGCTCTCCTCCGTCTGCCCGTATGTCACATAGACAAACACCCGCACATCCTCGCTCGTGCGCAGCATGGCGTCCGGCACAGCCGCGACCCATGCGCCCAGAGCAAAGTCATACGCGCCCAGCCGCATCTCCGTCTGGCTGTCGCTTGCCCGCGCAAACTGAACCTGAACCGCCACCTCGTCCCCGGAAAGGAACGCATCGCAGTACCCCATTTCCTGCGGCGTCGGCAGCCCGAACAGCGCAAGCCGCTGACCCGTATCGTATTGATACGCATGCGTTACCGCCGCGCTCCTTCCCTCGTCAAAACTCGCGTAAATCATCGCGTTCCCCCCTTATTTCGTCTTCTGCAGCCGCGCGAGCATGTCTGCCGTGACGACCTTCTCGTGTACGTCCTCCTGCGCGCCGACGGAGTCCGTCTTTCCGTTTGCGCTCGTTTCGCTCCGGCTGCTCGTCGTTTGGCCCATACTCGCCTGCAGCGCCGCAAGATAGTTCTGGTTGTATTGCTGCCTCTGCGCGTTTTTGATCTCCTGTACCTTTGCGGCAAGCTGCGCCGCATAATCGCTGTCCAGCCTCGCCTGCGTCTGCGCGCTCTGCTTCTGCGCCAGCGCCATCCGCTCGCGCACGGCAGCCTCCTTTTCTCCGCTCTCCCGCGTCAGCCGCTCAATCGCCTGATTCAGCAGCGCCCCCTGTCCGGCCATCGCCTCCAGCGCATAGGAGCTCCTGCCCATGCCCCGCGCCAGCGCCGCATTCTGCACATCCGCCATGCTCTGCGTGTATGCGCCCTTCTGCGCGCCGATATCCCGCGCCAGGCTATCTGCAAGGCTGCCAAGCTCCTGTTCGCCCGTCAGCTTTGCGCTCTCGTATTGCTGCTGCGCCGCCTCCTTCTGCGCCTTCAGCGTCGGCGCCAGCAGGTTTTTCGCATAGGCGTCCATCTCCTCGTCGGTCATGTAGCCCATCAGCCCCGCCATGATGCTGCTTTGCAGCTTCGTATCCAGCGTCTTTTGGCTCGTGGATTCGCTCTTGCCCTTGCTCGTGCTCTGGCTCGAGCCCGATGAAACTGTGATCTTCGCCATTTATGCCTCCTTGTCCGCCGTCTCGCCCATCAGCCGCGTTTCCAGCGCTCCGATGCGCTTTTCAAGCGCCTTTGTTTCGCGCATCCGTCTGTTGTTCGCCGCCCATGCCGCCGGCGCAAAGTCCTTGAGCAGCAGGATCAGCGCGCGCAGACACTTCCCCGCGCCGTCCTCCTCCCGGTATTCCGGTATTCTCGGCTGTCTGTACGCCATGCTTCTCCTCCCGTATCTTTCCGTTTTCCCGTTTATTCCTCGTCAAGCGTGTAGTCCATCTGCACCCCGCCGTAAATCCGCCACAGCGCGCGCGTGCTGCTCTCGATCCTCATCCTCGCCCGCAGTCCGCTCGCCTGCAACCGGATGCGATAATCCTTCCTCTTCCGGCCAAGGCGTATGGTCTTTGTCTTTTTCCTTCTGTCCGTCTCGATCGTCACGCGCAGCGCCGTGTCGTTTTCGTCCGAATCCGCCGTAAACCGCAGCTGAAAGTCCTTCTTCACGTAGCCCTTCTCCAGATCCATCCACGGCGTCTCCCAGAGGGTATGGATCGGCTCGCCCAGATAGCTGCCCGACGCCGTGTCCCCATACCGCAGAATCTCATACGGACTGTCCGCCTGCGTGTAAAACACCTTTCCGCCGATTGCGAAAAAATCCTTGACCCGGATACCCCTGCGGATCATGAACGTTCCGCGCTCCATGTCAAATTCGATCACCGCATTGTTTTCGGAAAGAACGTCTCCCTCGTTTTCCTTGACGCACAGCGCCAGATAATACACATGGTTGCATACGCAGGCCGTCGCCAGCTTCTGCGTCCCTTCCATGCGAAGACGCATCGTCTCGTGCAGCGCATCGCGCGACAGCAGCGAGAGCGACGCGCCGTCGTAAAGACCCAACCCGCTCTCCGCCAGGTAGAGCATCCGCAGCCTGTCCACGCAGATTGTGCGCGCCTGCGCCGGCCCGTCCGTGCCGTAGGCCTCCGTGATCGTGAAGCTCGAGGGATCCGTCCCTCGGATTTCAAACACCGTGTTCGGCTTCACAGCCAGCAGATATCCGCCAAACGGACACAGCGCCGTGAAGGCGTCCCCGTCCCATGTCGGTTGGTTGATCACGCCGCCGCCCATCTCCGGCGTCTCCTCCATGGGTGAAAAATCGAACGGATCGTAGGGCTTCGAATAGAAAACGCTGTCCGGATAGCCCGGCGCGCCCGTCCCCCAGATGCGCTCCGCATGCCGCGAAAGCACCGCAAACTTCACATTTTCATACCCGTCGCCCACGGCGATCGTCTTCTTCTCGGCGCGCAGGTCATTTCCGTAGATCGCGATCATCCCGTCCTGCGCGTTGCTGAGGATCAGCACGTCGACCGTCTCTCCCTCCTCAGCCGCCTCGTATGTCGCGCAGCTCCAGATATTGGAAAGAAACCCGCTCGCCCGTTCGATCCAGCCCTCCGTGCCCATCGTGTAGGTGTAGAGCTTTCCGCCCGCGCCCGCGACATACACATCCGGGTCGTCCGGCCTGCTCCTGCGGTAGAATCGCGTCAGCGTCTCCACAGGCGCGCCGATTGCCGGGAATGCGCGGCTCGTGCCGTATGCGCTGGCCAGCAGTCCGCGTTCCGTGCGCATGTTTTCCGCCCGGTAGGCGTATTCGGGGCTGACGTTCGTGTCGCCCGCCGCCTGGTATACGCCCATCGGCACAGGAATCCGCACTGACCCTTCGTACCGCGCATACTGATCGTCGTACCATGCGTCATTCCTTCCCATAGGCGCTCACCTCCGTCGCGCTGTACAGGTTCTTTTGCCGCGTGATGCTGCCCGCGCCCTGCGTTCTGAGCATGCGCATCTGCTGGTAAAAGCTCTGATAGAAGAACTCCGCGCGCCTCTGCTTGGCCAGGCTGCCCGATGAAAGATGCCTGTAGCAGATATAGTCCGCCAGCGCCGGATGCACGTATCTGGGCAGGCGCGGCTCATCGCTGTCCGCCGTCATCGGCGAAACGCGCACCTCGCACAGCAGCGAAATCTCCCCGCCGCGAACAGGCGTGCGGATCGTCTGCCCGTCTGCCGAAAGCTCAAAGTACGTTTCTTTCCCCGCGCCGTCCCTCGCCTCGATGACCCGCTCGATCGGGAGCGCGCACAGCTCTGCGCGCCCCGTCTCGTCGGTTCTGAGCGTGAACGTCTCTCTCGGCCTGTAAAACAGGCGCGCGGCGATCATGTAGCCCATGTTGGCGTAGCTGCGGAACAGCTCGTCGTATTCGCTGATGTCCTCGGGCAGCTCGTCCAGCTGCCGCAGCGCCAGCTTCATCATGCCGGAAAGCGTCATCTCCCGTCTCCTTTCCCCTTAGAGGTTGCCGGTATTGCGCAGGATCTCAGCCAGCGGCTCGGCCAGTTCAATCTTCCTGCCGCGCAGGAAATAAAACTTCGCGCCGTTCAGGCCGATAAAGAGCACGTCGTCCCCGCTGCCCGGGATCAGCGGCAGCGTCACCGTTTCCTTCTTCGCCCCGCTGCAGCCCGCCCGCGCGAGCAGCTGATCCATGTTCCTCATCGTCTCCTCGCATTTGTCCATCAGCGCGCCGGAAGCGCGCTCAATCGTCTTGGTGGTGTTCGTCCTGATCGCCATGGTCAATCTCCTTTCGTTTGTCTCCCTTTTCTCTGTTCTTTCCTGCCGCATCAAAGCCGGGAAGATTTCTCTTCCCGGCCTGCTGCCCTTAGGCGGTGAAGCCGCATTCGATGCGCACGGCGTATTCCGGCTGCAGCAGCTTCACGCCGAAGCCGTCCATCTTCCAGCCGACCGTGCTGATCTGCTCGAGCGGATCGGCCGTGCCCGCGCTGCCCGCCGGCTTGACGATCACGCGCGGCTTCGCGCCCTTGAAGCTCGAATAGCCGTAGGCATACTGGCCCAGCACGATGACGCTCGCCACGTCGCAGCCGTCCGCGCCCGCGCCCTCGAAGATCTTCGCCTCCGTGGTCTGCACGATCCTGCAGCCGAACAGCCTGCCGATCTCGCCGCTGTATACGGCCTCCTTGTCCTGGTAGCGCGATACCGCCACAAAGGTCTCGTCGTCCTGCAGGTCATAGAAGGTATCCGGGCCAAGGATCGCGATGTAGTAGCCGCCGAAGGTCTGCGCGTGCGCCTTCTTCAGCTGGCGCACGGCCTTGCGCAGCTCCTTGCTGGTCAGCTTGTCGCCGGCCGTCAGCGCGCTGCGGCTGGTCTTGCCGCCGGCATAGATGATGTTGGTGCAGGTCGCCAGCTCCTCGCGCACGACCGCATCGATCGAGCGCGCGCCTGCGTCGCCGAAGAGCTTGGTCTTGCGCAGGATGTTCATGTCCAGGTGCGAGAGATCCAGCTTGTCGCTGCACCGGGCGTATTCGCCGTACTGCTCCAGCTTCACCGTCACCTCGGTCTCCGTCAGCATCACGCTCTCGCCCGGCTCGCCCTCGGTGAGCGCGGTCGTGTT